TGTGTTCTTTGGAATGACAGATGCACAGAATGTAAACGTAACACTGTACACAGGTACAGGTGGAGCCCGTGAGTTTGACCGAGCTATGAAAGAAGAGCTTGGAAGTACAAACTTCACTATCTACTCTGACGGTAAATTCCTTCAGGGATCAGGTCGTGAACTTACACTTACCGGATACTTCAAGCGCTATGAGCACATTGATGGCCACACTATTAACGTAGTGAAGACGCCTATCTTTGATCACTCAGCTCTTGCCCAGGCAAGTAGAAGTCACCCTGAAAGTAACCTTCCTATTGAGTCTTACAGGATGGTATTCGTTGACCAATCACGCTATGATGGAGAGCCAAATCTCCAGATGGTGAACAAGAAAGGTCGTGAAATGCTTAAGTGGGGAGTAGCAGGTTCCGTAATTCCTCGTGGAATGGGTAACACACCTCTTCGTGCGAGTGACATTGACGGTGCTTCCGTGCACTTCCTGAAAACATGTGGAGTTTGTCTGAAGAGATTCGACACCTCTATTGACCTTCAGTGTGTAGCTGCGTAAGTTAGCACAATGAATTAGTGGTGGTGTGAAGGTTGGAACATTTGTCTTCTTCCTTCGCATCACCACATTTTTAAAGAAGAAGATAAACCAAATAAATACTTATGAGTAAGAAAAAATCAACTACTGAAACTGGGCTAGAACCCCAGACTAAAGAAGTACAAGTAATACGTAAGGAAAAGGCCAGCAGTCATGTGCCTATTGAAATTAGACAGAATGCTATCCATAGACTTGGTAGCGTGTATTATAAAGGCGGAACTCATAAGGGGGTACCAGCAGATCTAGAAAAGAAACTGCTACCTCTGGTTAATGATATCCCTGCTGATTCAGCTGAATTCAGAAAGGCTTCTAAAGATTTCTGGAGAAGTATTACAGTAAAAGTGCCTTCTGAAGGTGCTGTACTTAATATTAGTATTGATGAAGAGGGATACCCAACGGTTCCTAAAGACTACCTTACCTACCTATGGGCTGAAACACACCCGGAAGTAGCCAAGACTCGTTCAGAGATGGAAAGGTTTGGTAAGAAGAAGTTTTACATTCATGATCCGGAACGTGAAAGTTCTCAGGAAAATGATAAAGTCAAGGCTAAAGCAAAAGCTTATAAAGTCTTTGTTAAAGTACTTGATGATGAAGAAGCTATTGACCGGGTACTACGAGTACTAGGTACAGGCAATCCTAATAAGCTGAGTAGTCAGCAAAAAGAAAATGCTCTCCATAAACAGATGGAAGCTAGCCCTGCTCGGTTCTATGAAGTAGCTACTGATGAGTCGCTTAAAACCAAAGACTTTATTGCAGAATTGATTGAGAATGAAGTATTGCGTAAAGCTGGTAACAGTTACTTTTATATTGACGAACTGATTGGTGAAAACCTTGAAGAAGCTGTTGGGTTTGTAAATAACCCTAAACACAGCAAAGAAGTCAATGATATGAAAGCTAAGCTGGAAGATCGTAAACAAATTACACCTGCGTAAATGACCATACAAGAGGTACATACTCAACTTAATCTAAGAATAGACAAGATAGATTCTGCTGCATACGATGACGTATTGCCAGAAGAGTTAGATGTGTACCTCAATGTGGCTACACGCCGGTTTATTAAACAACGATTTGAAGCTAAGTCTAACCTATTTCAGCTAGGGTTCGAGCAGTCTATTAAGAGAATAGAAGACTTACGACATTTAATAAAGGAACAAGAGCTTGATGCTGAATACGAGCCTCTTGTTACCATAGAGGGCACTTTTGTAGATAAAGTAGCCTTCCCTAATGATTACTTTTTACCCATTAAAGGGTCTGCTATCGTTCAGTATAATGACGATGGAGTAACGTACGCAATAACGTCCGGTAAAAGAGTAATAGACGGAACTGAAGGAGTAGACTATGCGACTAGAGTTTCTGGCCTTAAACCTACTCAACAGCAGCAAATACTTGTAACTGCTACATCACCTTTTCATGGTACTAGAATAAAGTCACCTTTATATGTAATTCAAGGAGACTCTTTAAACGTATTTACAAATGATAAGTTTGTAGTGGACAAAGTAAATCTTACGTATATAAAAACTCCAGCAACAGTATCCCTGTCTGGAGGACAAACGATTGATTTACCTAGCCCTATGCATGATGAAGTTATAGATATAGCTGCTAGAATGATCTTATCAGATATCAATAGCCTGACACCGGCTGGACAGCAAACGCTTAGTAAAGTTGAATAGGTGTAAGTTTATAGATATCTTAAAGAATAAAGCAACAATGAAGTTGCTACGTGTCTGATAAGGGCACACCCAACCATAACCCATAAGTCATATTATTATGAGACATTTATTAATTAATAACACCGCAGTCGCTGATGACGCTTCTGTATCTTATCAAGGGCCAGAGTTCCTTCCTAAGGCACAGATTGGCATCTTCGATGTTGCTTCAGGTAGTAACCTGAACCTTACCGGTGCTAATGCTACTGATAAGATGATCATTGCTCAGGGTGTTGCAAGCGGGAAAACGCCCGTTAAGACACATATTCTTGAGCTTGATCGAATTAAAAAAGTAGTTCAAACAAACTACAGTGCTCCTGAGAAGCAAATTACCTATGTAGGATACGACGGATCTACCGGCGATATCGACGATGGTGCAGGTGACTATAACCTGAAAGTTACTGATGTAACTAACGGTTATCAGCCAGAGCCTACATATAACGCTAACTACTTTACAAAAGAAGCAGCTATCTCTTACAAGATTGCTAGTGAAATTGCTAAAGTAGCCACAAAGAACAGACGTTTCTTTGTTCAAGTTGATGTAGTTACTGCTCTTGCAACGACTCAGCTGCAAGATGCCGGCTCTGCTAATGCTACAGCTGCAGCTGTTCACGGAAGTGACCAAGTAGTTGTATCTGATGATGCAAGTGAGCTTACAGCCGGGGATTATCTCCGTATCGGTAGCGCTACTGACACCTCTTTCCCTGTTTACATGGTTAAGAGCATTAGTGGTAATGTGGTAACACTTGACCGACCTTATGCTGGAGACACAGCTTCCGCACTTGCTCTTGGGTCTACATCTACTGCACCAAGCAGTAGTGATGCTGCAGGATTGAAACTGACAGGTGCTACACCTGCTCCAGACAATGATGAAGGGATTGCTATTGATCTTGATGATCAAGTAACTGCGTTTAATACAGGTCTTTCTGAAGATTTTGGGGACACTCCTCGAACATCTGCTCAGACTCCTAAACCAGGGACAGGTAGCTACCTTCAAATCAGAAGTATGGAGAGAAACACTCAAGCGTCAGAAGGTTTCTTCTATCGCATGACTCCGTTTCAAGCTGACAAGCCTGAATTCTTTGCAGATTCTAATCTTAACTACGATGTAGTTACTATTCAGTATAAGACAAACACTACACCAAATATTGCCAAGAGCAATACGTATGTAGAAATTGTTCTGGCTTTCCAAGCAGGAGTTCTTGACACTGAAGCGGTAGACTTTAATACATTCTTCGGAGTGTAGTACTGGCCGCCTAATTATTTACAAGGAGAGGGTCTAATAACTCTCTCCTTTTTTTTTGTTATACAAGTAACTATTAAAGGTATAATGAAAAGTCCAAATTTTTTGTTACATTGATTCAACCTACAATACCTAATAATCATCTATGACTTTCCTCTACCAGATATCAGAGCTAGCTAATGGAGACGCTTTAAACACCCTTGAACGATTGTCACCTTGGGCGTATGTTATTGTTATATTGACTTTAGCTATATCTGGAGTATTTTTAAGACTATATATTACTGAAAAGAACGAAAAAGCAGAGTTAGAAAAGGAGTTTAGAACCTTTATGGCTAACAGCTTAAGCAAGCAAATTGACGTCTCTAAAGACGTTATACAGCTAGTAACTCGTAACAAAGACGAAGTTAAAGATGCCCTTAGTACATTTACCACATCCGATGCTAAGATAGAAGCTCTAATCGCTGAAGTTAAGTCACAGCTTGAACGTGTAGAGAGCGCTATAACTAGGATAAA